ACCAAGCTTATGCTTTATATGGGACTCAGTGGGTTCTGTACCGTGTAAGATGACCTTTGACGGTAAGGGTGGTAAACAACATAACGCCTCTGTATTATCAGACAAGATTGGTATGGGTATTAACCAAAGAATTTCAGGTTCAAGAAAGGCTGATTCTAAATGGGAGAATACTTTAATTATCATTAATCAACCTTGGGTTGAATTACCAGATAATCCATTTGGACAACCAAAGATTATGGCTAAAGGTGGAAACGCTGTATGGTTAAACTCATCATTGGTGTTTTTATTTGGTAACCAAAAAGGTGCTGGTACAACTAAGATTACTGCTACCAAAGACAAGCGTTCTATTAAGTTCGCGGTTAGAAGTAAGGTATCTGTATTAAAGAACCACATCAATGGTTTAGGATTTGATGATGGTAGAATTATCGTTACACCACACGGGTTCTTGGCAGGAAAAGAAACAACTGAAGAAAAAGCTTCAATTGAAAAATACAAGAAAGAATATGCAGAATATTGGAAAGACATTATCGGTACAGATGGTGATTTTGATTTAAAAGAAGAAAAAGAAGATTAGTAACCCTTTAAATAAACTATGTGTCTAAAACTTTATTAGTAGATGGTGATAACCTTTTTAAGATTGGTTTTCATGGTGTTAAAGAATTGTATAATGATGGGTCTCACATTGGTGGCGTTTATCATTTTATTAATACTCTTCGCAGATTCTTGGATGAACACAACCACGATAAAGTAGTTGTTTTTTGGGACGGAGATTCCAATTCCTCAATAAGAAAAAACATATATCCATTGTATAAGGGAAACCGAAGACAGGATATGAATGATTACAAATACGAGTCTTATTTGCAACAAAAGGCAAGAGTAAAGACGTATTTAGAAGAGGTATTTGTGCGACAGGTCGAGATGATTAATAACGAAGCTGATGACCTGATTGCCTACTATTGTAAAATTGCAACACAAGAAAACATTATTATATTCTCTGCAGACAAAGACCTAACCCAGCTTATATCTGAACGTATAACAATTTATTCTCCAGTTCACAAACAATATTTTAAAAATGGAGACAAGATTTCTATTAACAAGGTGGATATTCCTCATCAGAATGTAACAGTGTGTAAAATCTTTACGGGAGACAAATCAGATAACATTGAAGGTATTGAGGGATTGGGTGAAAAAACTCTTGTCAAATTATTTCCACAAATGCAGGAAAAATCATGCACTGTCGAAGAATTATTGGATAATGCACGAAATATCCCGCAAAAGAAACCTATGAAAAGTTTATCAAATATTTTGACAGGTAAGACAAAAAGCGGTATATTTGGAGAAGAGTTTTACACAATAAACTCTAAAATTGTTGACCTTAACAATCCATTAATCACGGATGAAGGAAAACAACTTGTAGAACAAATCTATACCGATACAATTGACCCCACCGATAGAGGATATAAGAATTTAATGAGACTGATGATGGAAGATGGTCTCTTTAATTACTTACCTAAAAATGATGAGGCTTGGGTAAACTTCTTAAAACCATTCATGAAATTAACAAGAAAAGAAAAACGAAACACAAACAAAAATTAAAACTATGAAAGAACAAGACAGCACTAAAATGGAATTTTTGCTAACCTTGAATGACAACATCGTTGTCCAAAGATTCTTTAACGTAAGAGGGTTTAACCCAAAGGCAAAAAACTCTTTAGAGTTGTATGAGTATGTTAAAGGTCTAAAAGAGGAATTAGAATATTATCTTAAAATGAAGACAGTTATCTATATGATGGATAATAGAGATTCAATTATTTATGACTCTAAAATTATGGAGACTTCATTTACTGAAGGACCAGAAGTTTTCAATCTTTTCATTAAGGTTGGTGAACAGACATTATGTCATAGAGTTTTTGACGGAAAAAAATTTCCACCAAAAGTTCGTTATACGGTTGACGTAAGACCATTTATCAAAGATGTTCTTCGTGAGTTAACTGACATTTTTTCAAATGGTCAATTATCTTACAAATATTTGGAATTCGAACTAAACAAGTAAGTATTTAATAATACAGGGGGATACGAAAGAAGATTATGAATAAAAATTTTGACTACTTAGGGAACACCTTTCAATTACAATTAATCAATCAAATTATAGAAGACAAAGATTTTGCATCATCAATTATTGATGTGATTGAAAGTTTATATTTTGACAACAAGTACTTTAAAATCATTTTACAGATGATTAAAGAGTATTATGTAAAATATGAATCTTGTCCTAATTTTGATACTTTAGAACAAATTGTTAAGTCTGAAATTACACAAGAATTGGTTGCAAAGATTGTTTTGGATACCCTAAAACAAATAAAAGACGCACCATTTGAAGGGACGGTTTTCGTACAAGAGAAAGCCTTGAAATTCTGTAAACAACAGGAACTTCAAAAAGCTATGGATAAGGCTCAAAAGATTATCACCGAAGGTGACTTTGAATCTTATGACAAAGTAGAAGGACTCGTTAGAGAAGCCCTTCAGGTAGGTGAGGTTGAAAAGAATGTTACTGATATCTTCATGGGACTTGATACAGTGTTGGACGAGGACTATAGACATCCAATCCCAATGGGAATTGCTGGTATTGATAATCTACTTAAAGGTGGTTTAGCCAAGGGTGAGATTGGGGTTATATTAGCACCTACAGGGGTTGGTAAAACCACAATCCTTACCAAAATTGCAAACACAGCTTTCAACTTGGGGTATAACGTACTTCAAATATTTTTTGAGGATAACCCAAAGATTATTCAAAGAAAACACTTTACAATATGGACAGGTATTGAACCCGATAATTTAGCACTTCATAAAGAAGAAGTGATTGGTAAAATTACCGAGATTCAAGAAACAATGAAGAATAAGTTAATCCTTAAGAAACTTGCTTCTGATACAACAACCATGGGTCAAATCAAAAATCAAGTTAGAAAAATCATTGCTGATGGAAACAAGATTGATTTAATCTTATTAGATTACATTGATTGTGTATTACCTGAATCAAGTGCAAAAGATGAATGGAAAGCTGAGGGTTCTGTAATGAGAGGTTTTGAGGCGATGTGTCATGAACTTAATCTTGTTGGTTGGACTGCAACCCAAGGTAATAGAAGTTCAATTTCATCTGAAGTTGTAACAACTGACCAAATGGGAGGTTCAATTAAGAAAGCTCAAGTTGGACACGTAATCATAACAGTTGCTAAAAGTCTCACACAAAAAGAAATGAATTTAGCAACTATTGCCATCACAAAGTCACGTCTTGGTAAAGACGGAGTTGTCTTTGAAAATTGTAAGTTCAACAATGAACTTCTTGAAATAGATACTGAATCTTCAGTAACATTCTTGGGATTTGAAGAGCAACAAGAGGAAAGAAAAAGAGATAGAGTTAAAGAGCTCCTTGAGAAAAGAAAAGAAAGAGAAGCACAGAAAAAAACGATTTAATTAAATATCTACTTTTTCAAAAAAAAACTTATTTTTTTTAACAAAATTTATTGGTCGATTGGTTGTCGACCACATATTTATCATAAAAATCAACGATTTTTTAATAAAAAAGCTACACCAAAAATTTAAAAAAATGGACATTTCAAACAGAATTTTATCGGATATTACAGTGTATATGAAATACGCGAAGTATATTCCAGAACTAAAGAGAAGAGAAACTTGGCAAGAGCTAGTTACAAGAAACATGGAAATGCATATTAAGCATTACCCTAAATTAGAAAAAGAAATTCGTGAGAATTACATGTATGTTTTCAGAAAACAAGTATTACCCTCAATGAGGTCAATGCAGTTCGCAGGAAAACCAATTGAAATCTCACCAAATAGAATTTACAACTGTGCTTTCGCACCGATTGATGATTGGAGAGTATTCTCTGAAATCATGTTTTTACTTTTAGGTGGAACGGGTGTAGGATATTCAGTACAAAAACATCATGTTGATGCTTTACCTGAAATTAGAAAACCTTCCAAAGAAAGAGGAAGAAGATGGTTAGTTGCTGATTCAATTGAAGGATGGGCAGACGCTATTAAAGTATTAGTTAAATCTTATTTTTTTGGTGGTTCACACATTCAATTTGATTTTAGTGATATCAGACCCAAAGGAGCACGACTTGTAACATCAGGTGGTAAAGCACCTGGACCTCAACCACTTAAAGAGTGTTTGATTAAGTTAGAAGGTATTTTTGATTCTAAAGAAGATGGTAATAAATTAAGAGCAATTGAAGTACATGATATTGTTTGTCATATTGCAGATGCAGTATTGGCTGGTGGTATCAGAAGAGCGGCTCTTATCTCATTATTCTCAGCAACTGACGAAGAAATGATTGGATGTAAGAGTGGAGCTTGGTGGGAAACAAATCCACAAAGAGGTCGTTCAAACAACTCAGCAGTTTTAATGAGACATAAAATTACAAAGGAATATTTCTTAGACCTTTGGAAAAGAATTGAAGCAAGCGGTGCGGGTGAGCCTGGTATCTACTTATCAAACGACAAAGATTGGGGAACTAACCCATGTTGTGAGATTGCTTTAAGACCATTCCAATTCTGTAACCTTACAGAGGTTAACGTATCAAACGTAGTATCTCAAGAAGATTACGAAGATAGAGTTAGAGCAGCTTCTTTCATTGGAACATTACAAGCGGGATATACAAACTTTCACTACTTGAGACCAATATGGCAAAGAACAACTGAAAAGGATGCGTTAATTGGAATTTCAATGACAGGTATTGGTTCAGGAGCTGTTTTGAATTTGAATATGAAATCAGCGTCTAAAGTAGTTAAAGAAGAGAATAAAAGAGTTGCTGAATTATTAAATATTAATGCAGCGGCAAGAACAACAACAGTTAAACCTGCGGGAACTACATCATTAACTTTAGGTACGTCATCAGGTATTCATGCTTGGCATAATGAATATTATGTTAGAAGAGTGAGAGTTGGTAAGAATGAATCAATTTATTCACATTTAAAAAATAATCATCCTGAATTAGTTGAAGATGAATATTTTAGACCACATGATACCGCGGTTATTGGTATTCCACAAAAAGCACCTGAAGGGTCAATTTTAAGAAACGAATCACCAATCCAATTATTGGAAAGAGTGAAAAAGGTTCAACAAGAATGGATTAAACCTGGTCATAGAAGTGGAAATAATGCGCATAACGTATCGGCAACAATCTCAATTAGAGAGCACGAGTGGCCAGCAGTTGGTGAGTGGATGTGGGAAAATAAAGAATATTACAATGGTCTTTCAGTATTACCTTACGATGGTGGAACTTATATTCAAGCACCGTTTGAAGATTGTACAAAAGACAAATACGAAGAATTAATGAAGACTCTTCATGACGTTGATTTGTCAAAAATTGTTGAAATGGACGACGATACTGATTTAAGTGGAGAGGTAGCATGCGCGGGTGGAGCTTGTGAAGTCACACTCGTTTAAAATCATGAAAGATAATTTAGTTCAAAATATTATTAATGGAATTTATTACTCAATTAAAGGAAATAGATAATAATAAGAGGGAGAAGCCAAAACTTCTCCCTTCTCATTTTTATGAAGAAAACGGTAGAACAGTTTTTACTGAAGAATATCACATTGAAAGAGGATATTGTTGCGGTAATGGATGTCGTCATTGTCCTTTTGAACCAAAAGCTCAAAAAGGTAATATGTATTTAAGAAAAAAATAATCCAAGTATATTTATCTTATATGGCAAATGGTATTACATATGGTATTAATTTTCCGTTCAGAGATTCTCTAAGAGGTGATTATTTGCAATTAACTGAATTAGAGTCTGAAGAGATAAAGGCAGATTTGATTCATTTATTATTAACTAGAAAGGGTTCGAGATATTATTTACCAACTTTTGGTACAAGATTATATGAATTCTTATTTGAACCTTTTGATGGTTTAACTTTTAATGCGATTGAATCTGACATTAGAGATGCGGTTGAAACTTTTATGCCGAATCTTCTTTTAAATCAAATAACAATTGTACCCGCTGACCCACAAGAGGAGGCGGATATTGCTACTGGTCAAAATAGTGTCGGTACAAGTGAATCGTCAATATATAGATTCCCAGGTAAAGGAACTTCAGAATATACTGCAAAAATAAAAATAGATTATTCTACAAATCGTACATCGTTTGCACAGAGTGATTTTGTTATTATCAATATTTAACATAGATGGCTAATCGTAAAATATCATATACAACTAGAGATTTCCAAGGTATAAGAACCGAACTCTTAAATTATGTCAGAACATATTATCCTGAGTTAATTCAGGACTTTAATGACGCATCGGTCTTTTCTGTTTTTCTTGATTTAAACGCTGCTGTTGCCGATAACCTACACTATCACATCGATAGAAGTATTCAAGAAACTGTATTACAGTATGCACAACAAAGGTCATCAATTTACAATATAGCCAGAACCTATGGATTAAAACTTCCTGGACAAAGACCATCAGTATCTTTGGTTGATTTTTCAATTACTGTTCCTGCTTTTGGGGATAAAGAAGATGAAAGATATTTGGGTACTCTACTTAGAGGTTCTCAAGTAATTGGAGCAGGTCTTGTATTTGAAAACATATATGATATAAATTTTGCGTCACCATACAACGCACAAGGATTCCCAAATAGATTGAAAATACCAAACTTTAATGCCAATGGTGTTTTATTAAACTATACTATTACAAAGAGAGAAGTTGTTGTGAATGGTATTACAAAAGTATTCAAAAGAGTAATCACTCCGAATGATGTTAAGCCTTTCTTTGAGTTGTTCTTACCTGAAAAGAATGTTTTGGGTATTACTAGTGTTTTATTAAAAAACGGTACACAATATACAAATGTACCAACTACCTCAGAATTTTTAGGATTAGATAATAGATGGTATGAAGTAGACGCGTTAGCTGAAGATAGAGTATTTGTTGAAGACCCAGCAAAAGTTTCAGACCAACCTGGTATAAAAGTTGGAAAATATATACAAACACAAGATAGATTTATTACCGAGTATACTGCGGAAGGATTTAAAAAAATGACTTTTGGTGGAGGAACAAATACAGCACAAGACGCTTTAGATGAATTTACAACACTTGGAACAACATTAGAATTACAAAAATATTCAAATAACTTTTCTTTAGGTTCAACCCTAACACCAAATTCAACTTTATTTATTCAATATAGAATTGGAGGTGGACTAGCAACTAACTTAGGTACAAATGTAATTAATCAAATTGGTACTGTTTCTTTCTTTGTTAATGGACCTTCAGAAGTCACAAACTCTTCGGTTGTATCTTCATTAAGATGTAATAACGTAACTGCGGCAGTAGGTGGGGCTGGAGTACCTTCATTAGAAGAAATTAGAAACTACGTTTCTTTTAATTTTTCTGCACAAAAAAGAGCGGTGACAGTACAAGATTATGAATCTTTAATTAGAAATATGCCAGCTCAATTTGGAGCACCAGCAAAAGTTGCCATTACCGAAAACGATAATAAAATATTAATACAAGTTTTATCTTATGATTCTTCAGGTAAATTGACAAATTTAGTTTCAAATACCCTTAAACAAAATATTGCAAATTATTTATCAAATTATAGAATGATGAATGATTATATATCAATATTCACTGCAGAGGTTATTGATTTGAGCCTTGACGTTTCAATTATATTAGATTCCGCACAAAACTCTGGACAAGTAATTACTGAAGTGATTGATAAAATTTCAGCATATTTTAATCCACAAACAAGACAACTTGGTCAAAATGTTTATCTGTCTGAATTAAGAAGTATTGTACAAAATACTAATGGTATTTTAACAGTTGCAAGTATTGATGTTTTTAATGAAGTTGGAGGACAGTATTCTTCCGCAGAAACCTCAATGGAATATTCAGACCCAGCTATTAAACAAATTGGAGCTGTTGACGATACTATTTTTGCACAACCTTCACAAGTTTATCAAATTAGATATCCTAACAAAGATATTAGAGTATCGGTTAAGAATTTCCAATCAGTAACATTCTCTTAACACATTTATTATTTTATTCTTTGAACTATCATTAAAGGGTGTGGGTTTATTAAAAATTCCGCATAAACTATTTATTAATTAAAGTCATTTAATGGGTGATTCATACAGAATACGAACCGAGTTAGGTATCAACAAAACAATTACGGTACAATTGGACCAAGAATTTGAATTCTTGGAAATCCTTTCATTGAAACTTCAACAAGAAGATATCTACATCAGAAGTTGTGCGGACTATGGAGTTGTTGTTGGTAGAGTTACGGCAAATAATGGATATGGTATTCCAAATGCAAGGGTTTCTATTTTTATACCTATCGAATCTGTAGACGAATCTAATCCAATTATTTCAAGTATATATCCATACAAATCACCAACCGATAAAAACGAAGATGGTTATCGATATAATTTGTTAACGTATGAGAAATCATATTCAACACACGCAGCAACAGGAACATTACCATCAAGAACAGATGTATTAACAGGTTCAACCGCTGTAGAAATTTTTGACAAGTATTATAAGTATACCTCAAAAACAAATGAAAGTGGGGACTACATGATTATGGGCGTACCTTTAGGGTTCCAAACAATGGTCATGGATGTTGACTTATCTGATATTGGTGAGTTTTCATTGACACCACAAGATTTAGTAAGAGTAGGTAGAGCCACACCTGAACAAGTTGCAGGTAATAAATTTAGAACATCAACTGATTTAGATTCATTACCACAAATTCTAACACTACAGAAAAGTGTTGAGATAGCTCCTTTATGGGGTGACCCAGCAATTTGTGATATCAGAATTAATAGAGTAGATTTTGACTTAAGAGATGATGCGAGTATTGATATTCAACCAACATCAGTCTTCATGGGGTCAATGTTTTCAACTCCCGATAGTTTTAGACTTAGAGGTTCTTCTTATTTTGGAGGAGTTCAAATTTCTAGAGGATGTAAACCAAGGGATAACATGGGTAACCTATGTGAACTACAAGCAGGGCCTGGACAAATTCTTTCAATTAGACAGACAATTCAACAAGATTCAGACGGGAATCCAATATTAGAACAATATGACCTTGAACAAGCTGGAAATATCATTGATGGAGATGGAACATGGTTAACAGAAATTCCTATGAATTTGGATTATGTTGTGACCAATGAATTTGGTGAAAAAACAATATCTAATGACCCAACTATTGGTATTCCAACAAAGGGTAAATATAGATTTAAAATAAAATGGCAACAACCAAATACTATTACTCAACAAGTTAGAAGACCATATTATTTGGTACCTAATATTAGAGAATATGGTTGGACAAACTCGTCTAATCTTGCCGCTAATGACCCAAACCAAAATCCAAATATTACTGCAACAAATAAAAAAAATCTAAAAGGTTCATATTATTTTGGATTAGCCTGGTCTGGATATACAAATGTTCAGGCGGCAATTGATTGCGAAGATACGTTTTATCAATTTGACTTTAATAAAGTATATACCGTTTCAAGTTTGATAGATGAATATAAAAATGGTAGAGATAGAGGAAGATTTATTGGTATTAAGGAAATTGATAGTCAAGATTGTTCTTCTACTGTAAATAAATTTCCAACGAATGATGGAGTTAGAAACTTTGATTTGCTCTATTTTATATTTTCAATAATATTTCAAATAATTCAATTAATAGGAATACCAATTTTAATTATTTTTCATTTTATCGCTTACCTATGGAATAATTTTGCAGCACCATTTTTAGTTTTGATTATTGCATTTTTCTTAAGAGAATCAATTCAAAACTTTTTTGCGGCCGCGGTAAGTTTTCCAGCTCTTGGATTAATTGGACCATTTATTGTAAAAGGAATTATAAATTTAATAATAGCAATTGTTTTGGGAATTTTCTTCAGGAAAATTACCAAATATAAATTTGGTAGAATTAAATTGGCAATGATAACTTATCCTGATTGTCAGGCTTGTGATTGTACTCCTGAATCAACCAGGGAAGGTGATGGAGATACTCCAACTAGTTTACTTACACAGTACAGTAACAGCGGATTGTATGTAGAAAAATTAGCAGCAAATGCAACCCCAATTAAAGGTTGGGATGATGAAGACCCTCAAGTTGGTGCTGCAGCGTTTAGTCAGGCTATGGGTGGTAACCTGACATACAAGAACAATAATACAATTTATAAAACAATGGAGTCAACTGAACTTCGATTACCATCTAACAATAGAAAGTTTTTTGCTGCAACAGCGGAGCTTCCAATGGGAGAAAGAATAAACATATTCAATTTAAGAAAAAAATATTTTGATAATTTAAATAGAATAAGTGTTTCGTTTGATACAAATTCAAATAACGGAATTAGACATTTCGACAATACATTGACAGTAACAATGCAAGAAAAATTGGAAAGTGGAACACTTTTGACTTTTGTATCTCCAACATCAACAAGAGACCTCAATTATTTATGGTCTGCGGCAACTGTTGATTTTGGTGTGGTCACAGGTATTAGCGGTTCAACATTACTATCAACACAAGGAACTGTAACTGTTCAATATGCAAATCCTGCAAATCAACTACAAAACCTGTCACAAACTTATTTTTTAACAACTGGCTCAACTGAAATAAACTATAAGTTCCCATCAGACCTTGAGTATTATCAAGTTGTTACTGCAATAACGATGTCTCAGGCGGCAAAAATGTGGAATATATCAAATGATAGTTTATTTCCTGGTATATTACAATCACCAACTAGTCTAGGGTATAATGACAGAAATGGAATAGGCCATTGGGGAGGACGAAGTTTTGCGGGACCTTATAAAACAGCAGATTATTTAGATGGATTTGAAAATCAATACATAACAATTATCCAAAGAGGGGTTGACCCGTACTCTCCAAAGTATACAAACAAGTATGGTATTGGTAGGATTTTAGGATTGTCTGATACTGAGAGCTTAACAATAACTGCACAGACAAGACTTAATATTCCAATTCAAAAACTAACTTCAAGTAGTTTATCTGTACAACCATTTAGTTCACAACCAGAAATTTTTTATCCATCATATTTCTTTAGAGCTAGTGACCAATTCTCAGGGTTTACAACTTCAGGTGTTGGTTATTATAGTGCGTTTGATGCTAATTACGTTGCATCTAGAAGACTACCGGCAACAATAACAACAATTAATAACGCAAGAGGTACAATTACTAATGGGGGTAATGATTCTTATAATCCAAGAGTTACTGCCGCATTTTATGATTTTTCAGAAGATTTATCAGGAGGAGCTTATTACTATAGTGATGTGGCTAAAAGGCCTAATCTAACAACCATAACTTACACATCGCCAAGTTTATTACCAACATTTACCGCTAATCCAATGTCAATAAGTTCCAAAACTTTGAATATTTTAAGAACAGATAGACTTCCATCTTCAGATTATTTAGATGGTAGCGGTTTTAATAGTAATGCAGCATTATTACAACAAAATTTGGGTTTTAGTATGTATGTTATAAACACGGATACCGAAGATTTTACATCCGAAAGATTTGGTAACGGTGCCACAACATACACTCCTGATATTGAAGGACAAGTTGCGGCTACTAACGTAATAACAACTGTTGGGGATTGTACCAAAATGGTTGGGTTAACTTGCTATAGTGGTAATGGTGTCAATTTTGGTGTTAAAGAAGGTTGTCAAGGAACTGATACTATAGAGAGTGGTTGTTATATTTTAATGGAAAAACCATTAGTAACATTATCAAAAGATTTAAAATCTTTTGGAGAGTGGGGGTATAGATTTAGGTTTTTCTATGGATTATGTAGGGGGGTTTTGTCTCAAATATTTGTAAACAACTGGATTAATGGAGCGTTATATGCATTCCCAATACAGGTCGATAGATATTTTGATAAACAAAACAAACCGTTACCTCCTGAATTTTGTAAAGATTTAATATATTTTGATTCAGATACAAATAACTTTTATTTCAGAAGTAGTCCTTACCTAAGTGGCTCAACGCAACCGTTTATTGGATACCCAACACAAGGATTACTACAACCTGTCAATAGTAGAAATTTATTATTCCCAACTACAATTGTTAATTTAGGGATTAAGGACGCCTTCTATCAGGAAATTATTTTTGACCCATCAGCTAAAGGATACATCTTAAATAAATTGAGTGACACAAGTTATTCTGACCCATCGGATTTGATTAACTTATTTGTCATTTCAAGAATTACTGATGAGAGTTTCTTACAACAACTTTTTGCGGGATTCAATAAAAATAATTCTTTGGACCAATTGTTTTCAAGATATGAAAGAAGAATTGACGGTGACTTGGCTCAACTTTTGTCAATAAATTCTGAAGAAGGGGTTATACCTTTTTCACCTGAATTTTATGCGTCAACAGGGGGAACAACTGACCCTGTGGTTATTATAGCACCTGGAGGAGATTTAAGATATCCAACAATGGGTGTATTCTTTTCATCGACAACAGAAGACTTACAATTTAAAGATTTCATGACACCAGGTAGAATAGATTTTAGACCTACCAATAATGCAAATGCGATTACATATCCATATGGTATTAAGTCACAACAAGTACCGTTTTATCAGTGGGGTTTGGCTAAAAACAATACTATTTTTGGAACAGAGATGAATAACTGGAGAACAAATTATTCTACAGATGAGAATGCTGCGGGTATTTTTTCAAGATACATACAATCTTTAGATAGAACCAGTATACCAAGACCATCTTATTTTATACCATCTAATACTTCTGTATCAGACACCTTTGCAAGAGGTTATATTTTTAATGTAACTGATGGAGGACTTTATTCAATTGATGGCGGAACATATCCAAATCAATTTTTAGTTGGAGCTCCATACCATTTTTATTTTGGACTAATAAAGGGTGCAACTGCCTTAGATAAATTCAAAACAAAATACTCTTTTAGTGAATAAGTATACTATCATACCGAGTCAATTAAAGTATCAAGGAGCGCCAAGTACTGACCAAGAAGTTGAAGTATCTTTGGAGCAACAGAGTCAATTACTTACGGAATATGATAGAAGCTCAACTGTTAGTTTAGCTCAATTATTTGATGACGAAAGACAAGTTTGTAGTATTTTTAGACCAACGTTCAAGGTAACGTATTTGTATTCAAACACTTATACAGGTACAACAACTTATCTACCATTTCAATACAATTTATATTATACAACACCTGAAGAGTCTTATGCCAGTGGTAATTGGAGAGGGTTTCCTCAATATTATGAATTTGATTTCTTTAGACCTAACATAACAGACCAACATATTGTTTATAAAGCCAAAAGTGCTTACACATATAATTGGACTTATTATTTAACATATCCACATAGGAATAATTATGATAAGAAATTATCATTTGCATTAAATAATAGTAGTCTTACATGGACAGCATCAACAGGAATACCATTCACAATTAATAAAAGTAGTTTGAATGGTAATGGTATAGTATCCTTTGAATGTATTGCACCTCATGGATTAACTATTGGAGAATCAGTTGAATTTTCATTTAAATATAATAACCAATCAGTGTTTCAAGTTTATTCATTAGGTAATGGTAAAACAGGGAGTGACGTTTTTATATTTAGTATATTCAATTTAGGATTTACAGGCACTACTTTTGCTGACGGAAAAACAGG